AAATATGGTTCGCATTGAAAGCGGCATGATGTCATTACCGTTTACGTTTATGAACTTTGCATTTGGTGCAAACAACAAAATACTTGGTGCTATTCGTGACCCAAACAGAAGGCATAGGTTGCAGGGCGTGGCTTCATTAATTGGTTTGTCATACATGTCATTGGCTATCAAGAAACCTGATTACTGGTTTGAGAAACGCGACAATCCAGAAATTATGGCACGCATTATAGATCATTCTGGCGTTTTAGGCATCTACTCTGATCTTGCATATACTGGGTTAAACATAGCTGGCAATGCTGGCATGATTGGTGAGGACTTTCCAATCCCGCCAAAGTATGTAAACCCTAATCGCGAAGAGCGTATGATGGACGCATTTGTTGAGCCGTTTGGCGCACCAGCCGGGCTTGGTTTAGATTATGCACGTTCCGTAAGAGACTATTTTAATGGCGATACAACTGATGCATCTGAGCGTATGAGATATTTGTTGCCGTTTCTTGGCTTACCTATGATTAGAGATGATGTGCAAGCATTAATGAACGATTATGGTAGGAGATGATTGTGCGTTGTAGACTGCATTGTTGCTATGATAGGGGATTAGCATGACTATTAATTTGAGCGATAACGATCCGCGAATAAATTACACTGTTGCATCAGGTGTGACGCAAAGTGCCTTTGTTGTTCCATTTGAATTTTTTGATGATGATGATCTTAATGTTTATGTTGCTGATACGCTTAAAACATTAACAACTCATTATACTACATCTGACAATTCGGGTAATACGCAAGCACATACATCTGGCACAACTGGTTATATTCATTTTACTACTGGCAATGAAATAACAGGTGCTGCTGGTGGTACTACAGTAGTTATAACTCGTAACATTGATCTTGATCGCGTTACTGATTTTCCAACATCTGGCCCATTTGATGTAGCTTCACTAAATACAGAACTTGATCGGATGATTGGCATTGCTGCCGATTTAAAAGATGAAGCTGAAAGATCTCTTCGTCTTGAAGATTTTGACACATCTGTATCACTTGTTTTGCCAACAGCCGCAACTAGAGCTTCTAAGTTTCTTGCATTTAATTCAACAGGGGCCGCAATCGCTTCCTCTCAAGGTTCTTGGCAGGGTAATTGGTCAAGTGGTAGAACATATGCTCAAGGTGATCTTATTAAAGATACGTCTACTGGTAGCATTTATATTGCAAATACATCACATACATCTTCTGGTTCTCAGCCTATTACAACAAACACTGATTCTGCAAAATGGGATCAAGTTATTGACGCAACATCAATTACAACATCAGAAACGAACGCAGCTAACAGCGCAACGGCAGCGGCTGGCAGTGCTACGGCTGCGGCAGCTAGTGCGCTTGATGCAGCTTTTGCTGATGATTGGGCTGTCAAAACAGATGGCGTTATTAACGATGGCGTAACAACAGACTACTCATCAAAAGCCTATGCTATTGGTGGTACTGGTGTAACTGATGGTGCTGGTCTAGGGCCAGCAAAAGACTGGGCAATTGAGACTACTGGTCAGGTAGATGGTACAGAGTATTCTGCTAAAGAGTACGCTATTGGCACACAGACCAGAGGCACAACAGGATCAGCAAAAGATTGGGCTACTTATACTGCTGGCACAGTAAACGGCTCACAATACTCAGCTAAATATTGGGCAGAGCAAGCGGCTGCTAGTGCTGATAACGTAGATGATTTGTACCTTGGCCCTAAAAGCGCAGACCCAACAGTGGACAATGATGGTGATGCTTTAACTACTGGTGATTTGTATTTCAACACAAACGATAATGTTTTGAAGGTTTATGATGGCACTAACTGGAATGATGCAGCGGCAGACACCACAAGTTTTGCCACCAATGGTTTTAGCATTGCAATGGCGATTGCCTTATAGGAGTTAATAATGGCACAGAATTTTCACAGATACACATTAAACGCAGTAGGCACTGTTGCCGCTGACATACCTGATGGGGCTAACTTTGATAGTGTGGATACGATTGTAGGTATCCACATTGCCAATGTAACGACTAACGCTATTACGGTTGACTGTTATATTAACGATGGCACTAACGACATCCATCTGGTCTTAGGCGCACCCATTGCTGCTGGCGGTGCGCTTCAGATCTTGGATGGTGGAGCAAAAGTTGTCGTTAAGTCTGGTGACAGGCTTTATGTAAAGTCAGACACGGCTGCTTCCGCAGATGTTTGGGTGTCTGTAGTTGATGCGATTAGCACTCCGGTAACATAAGGAATTAACTGATGGGTTACATAGGCAATCAACAGACACAAGGCTTTAGCAGCATCCCTGCCAAGCAAGACTTTACTAATATTACTGGCACTAGCCTGACGCTGACACACGCTGTAGCCAGCGCAGAAGGCATTGACCTGTTTATCAATAACGTGAGGCAAGAGCCAACCACAGCCTATTCTGTTGGTGCTGATGGTGTCACAGTAACGCTTACTGGCTCTGTTGTAGCGACTGATGATATTTATGTGGTTTACAACTCACTGGCTTTGCAAACGACAGTACCGCCGGATGCGAGTGTTAGTACAGCCAAGATTATTGATGGCAATGTAACCGCTGCTAAGTTAGCAAGCACACTAGACTTATCTAGCAAAGCATTAACAATGCCAACAGGTGCTGTGCTGCAAGTTAAAGCCGCTTCAGATACTTCAATAAGAACAACTGTTAGCCAGACATTTGCAATAGCAAGCAACACGGCTCAAGTTACAATTACTCCAAAATCATCTACTTCTAAATTCCTTATTACTTGTTGTGGAATAATTAGTGCAGATGATGGAAATGATGGTTGGTTTACTAGTATTTTTAGAGACAGCACAAATTTAGGTCCTGACGCTCTTGGTTTGCAGCACGGTAATTCTGTCGCTGGTATTCAAGTGCAATATACCCCATTTTCAATGACTATTTTAGATAGCCCCGCAACCACATCAGCCATCACATACGGATTGCGCTTTCGTTCATATAATTATGATGCTGATGCCGCTACAACGACACGGCTTGGACAGCATATGGGAAGCACGATTAATGGAATGCCAACGCACATAACCGTTATGGAAATAGCAGGATAGGAGGCTGATATGGCTTTATCGAAAATACAATCAGAGTCCGTCAACCTAGCTGATGATTTTGCAGGGATGCATTTTGGTGGAACAGCAGCAGCAAATACGCTGGATGACTATGAGGAGGGGACTTGGACGCCTTCTATCACAATGGAGAGTGGAACCAGCACAGTTTCTGCTTATGGTAGATATGTAAAAACTGGAATGACCGTTTATGCTAATTTTTATATTCAATTTACAGCCGCTGCCAGCAGTCCAACAGTTAATGCTGTAACAGGCTTCCCTTTTGTTCAAGAGAATTCTGCCACTTGGGCAGGTGTTGGAAGTGTTCGTGAAAATTCACAAACAGGATACCAGTGGCACGTTAGAATGAATAACAATTCTACTAACGCACTGTTAAGACGTTATGATAACTCAAACCCTGTAGCCGTTAATTATACTTTTATAGGGTCAATTACTTACACAACATCATAACCTGATTGGACATCAGGTCGGACAGTCCAACCATCACAGGAGATAAACGATGGCACTTACAGAAGAAACAGTACAAGACAAGATTGAAATCGTATCTGAACACAAAATTGTGCAAGTTAGAACCGCAACCGTTATTAAAAAAGATGGTGTAGAGATAAGCCGTAGCTTTCACAGGCACGTTGTAGCACCTGACGCTGACATAAGTAACGAAACAGCAGAGGTGCAAGCTATCTGTGCAACAGTTCACACACAAGCAGTTAAAGATGCATACGCTGCACATCTAGCGGCTCAAGAAACCCCATAAGGAAGAACGATGCCATATATAGGTAAATCCCCAGTAGGCGGTGGGTTCCACAAGCTGGATAACCTCACTGCCTCTGCAACAGCAACCTACGCTTTGACGCTAGGTTCTGCGGCATACTACCCTGAGACTGCTAATCAACTGCTAGTCTCTCTCAACGGTGTGATCCAAGCACCACAGGACAGCTTCACAGTATCAGGCAGCAACCTCGTATTTGACAGCGCATTGACAACCTCAGACAGCATCGACTTTGTTGTGGCCTTGGGTGATGTGTTGGGTGTGGGTAGTGTGACTGACGGTGCTATTACAAAAGCCAAGATGGGTACGACTGAGTTAGACTTAGCTACCATAAAGGATAGCACTGGCACTAACACGGCAATGACGATTGATACTGCTGGTGACGTAACTATGTCACAGGCTTCAGTGGATTTCTGGAGATTAACAGCAAATTTTTCTACTGACGCCGCCGATATTACTGGGTGGGAACGCCCTGATGATGGTTACAATGCTTATATCAACGGTCTTTCAGAAAGCAGTGGTGTTTTTACTTTTACTAAAACTGGCTTGTACAAATTTGATTTTGTTGTACAGGCACAAAATGCTTCTGGTGGCGATGGTTCTTTTGGTGTGGTTGGCTATGTAAGCACAAACAGTGGTAGCAGTTATGACCAAGCGGCTCTTGCGTACAATGGGGAAATAGACACTGGAACAAACAACGGTGCGAGTTTTCAGATGCTAATCAACGTGACTGACATTGGTACTTTTAGAGTAAAGTTTCAAGCTTCCTCGTTATCAAGTGGGACATTCATTTCTGGTAATACAGATTATAATTTTACTCACTTCTCTTGCATCAAATTAGCCCCAGCACAATAGGAGACAGATATGGCACTTATAAAGTTAAACAATCAGTCTCTTCCTAGTGGTAGTGTGCTGCAAGTTAAACACGCTCAGAAAACTGACACTGGTACTGTTTCTCTTTCAGCAGATACAGACGCAGTTATTCACACTGACTTACAAGTTACAATAACGCCAACCAGCGCAAACAGTATAATAAAACTTGAAGGACAAATATTCGGTGAACACGGTGATGCTGCGAACATATATAACCATATGGTTTTCTTTTACAGAGACACCACAAAACTCGCAGCACCTACTGCGGGTAGTAGAACAAGTGGCGTAGCAACAATGACAAGAACTTACACTTCTGCAAACACAGATAGCACACCAGAGTATGCTTATTATGCTTATTTTGACTCACCTTCAACGACATCAGCAATAACTTATAAACTTGGAATTAGGTCTGGTAGTGCTGAAACATTCTATATTAATCGAACAGTGTCTGATGCCGACAATGATGGCACTGAAAGAGGCACATCATTCATTAACGCAACGGAAATCGCTGGCTGATGAAACCTACAGCCGCATCAGTCCAGTCGCAGATAGATACACATGAGGCAGTGTGTGCTGAACGCTGGCGTGAAACCATCCTGCGTATCAAGCGCATCGAACATATTATGATTGGTTCTGCTGGTACTACAATTGTACTGCTGTTGAGCGTTGTAATGCGAGGCTGACATGGTAGTTGCTGAGGTACTAACTGGCATTGCGTTAGTCCAGCAATCCGTAAAATTTATCAAAGAAAATATTAGCACTGCTCAAGACATAGGGCAGATAGCCAGTCAGATAGATGATCTGTTTTCTGGTGAGAAACAGGTGCAGCAAGCTAGAGCCAAGAAGTCTGGCACTGGTTTGGGCGATCAGTTTGGCGTGAACACTGTAGCTAAAGAAATCATTGACGCTAGGCTGGCTGCTGAAAAGCTACAAGAAGTAGCGACTATGGTTGATATGCGGTTTGGTCATGGCACTTGGGCTGGAATTATAGCTGAGAGAGCCAAGCGTATCCAAGAAGCTAAAGAAGCAGCGGCAGCAGCTAAACGAAAAAAGATACAAGAAGCTAAAGAGTTTGAGGAAACAATAAAGCAAGCTGTTCTTATTGGAACTATTGTTGTTATAGCAGTAGGTTTGTTTGTTTTCCTAATGGTCAGTGTAGCAAAGGCGTTTGTCATATGATTACTGTTGAACAGTTCTTAGCTTGGAAGATACTGCCCCGCTTTATGATGCTTGCATCTACAGTTATGTCATGGCGTTGTGCCGAATGGTTCATGGAACTTGATGCTCCGACTGCAAGCCAATCAGCATTTGTATCTGTAGTTATGGGTGTAATGACTGGTGTGTTTGGTATTTGGATGGGGCATGAACATAAGGATCACAAATAATGTGGCAAGCATTAGTAACAGCTTGCTTTATAGCAAACATGGAACAGTGTTTAGTCTTGGAAGCACAACAATGGTTTGAGACTGAAGCTAGATGTAAGGCTAGAGCGTTAGAGATGGCTGGTGATATTAATCGTTATATGAAGTCACATAAGCCTGTTAGATATAAATGTAGAAAGTTGCCCGGAGGCATGTTGACACAATGATACAAGCACTGATTGGCCCGATTGCATCACTAGCTGGTAGCTGGATGGAATCTAAGGTCGAGCAAACTAAAGCCAAAGGTAAGGTTGCTCAAGCAAAAGCAGAAGCAGAAGCGGAAGTAATGAAGGTGGCTGCTACCCATGAAGCTGGTTGGGAAAAGATTATGGCTAAGTCCAGCGATAATAGCTGGAAGGATGAAGCTTGGACAATATTGTTTATTGTTATTATTGCTATGTGTTTTATTCCTGTTACTCAGCCTTATGTTGAGCGTGGCTTTACGGCTTTGGATGGTACACCTGACTGGTTTCAGTACGCAGTTTATGCCAGTATTGCTGCATCATTTGGGTTAAGAGGTTTGAAGGGTATTAAGAGATGAACATTGAGCAGTTAAGACTAGAGTTAGAACTAGATGAGGGGTGCAAATATGTCACCTATAAGTGTAGTGAAGATAGGCTTACTTTTGGCATTGGCCACTTGGTGTTACCAGATGACCCAGAGTATGACCAACCAGTCGGTACGGCTGTCTCATCAGATAGAGTTACAGAGTGCTTTGATAAAGACGTTGGAACAGTCATTGCAGAATCTAAGAAGCTGTATCCACAGTTCGATAGCTTGCCCGAAGAAGTCAAGTTAATCATATGCAACATGTTATTTAATCTTGGTTTGCCAACACTGTCTAAATTTAAGGATATGAAAGCAGCTATAGATGCAGAGCAGTGGTCGGCAGCAGCCGATGCTATGTTAGATAGTAAGTGGGCTAGGCAACTTCCTAATCGTTCTGGTCGTTTGGTTACTAGGATGAGGAATGTTTTTGTCTAGCGTAGTTTGGTCTCATATAATAACAATCTACACAGTTACCATTTGAAACCAATCTATCTGCCACATGTCCATTGACACATTCGCTGCCAGTAAAGAATCGTTTCAATCCTCTTTCCTTTGCAACATCACGGCTTATTCTAGTCCTATAAGATGGGTTGTCGCTTACTAATCTAAGCGCATCTTTTATTTCTTGCATTGTAGGCACTGCCATTATTGCCTCCATTTGGGGGGTAGGATCATACACGGACATGTCTTAGAGCCTGTCCTGACGCATCCTAGAGCGATTTAATGTGGGTTTTTGCATAGGGGTGGAGCTAACCACCCCTATTACTGTGTTTAGAATGGCACATCGTCATATACTGGCTTGGCCTGTTCGACTGGTGCATCGGTCTGCTTTGCTTGACTATGCTGCCCTTGTCCTTTGGGTTCACGCTTAAGTGATAGGAACTTGTTGCCATCTTTTGATTCGGCACGCCATGCAGCTAGCCGCATGTCGCCATCCATAGGGCCAGAGTATGCTGGCTGCTTGTTATCTTCAGTAGCATCTTCATTCATGTACAGCACACCGACACGCTGATAGACCACAAATACATCGCGGCCTTGCTTGTCTGTATCTGTAACTAAGGCAAGTGACTTCTTGCCATTGCCATCGAAGTCAATGCTACCAGTAAGTAACAGCTTCTGTTGCTCCATTGGGGGGAACACGGCCCCCCTGTTTGTGTTATCGTAATCCACTAAAATGCCTCCTTTGTAATTGTAGGCTTAACAAACTTTACTTCTTTATTATTGCCTTGCGATGCTTTGTTGCCATCATCATCTTCTGATGGCAAACCAAAGGCAGACTGCAAGCCATAGCGTTTGGCGTATGTAATACCACTGCCCATCTTCTGTGGATCAGATGGATCTTTACTACGCACAGGGCAAGGGCTAACGCGCTTCTCTCTTGTTGGTGCATGAATGATAGTAGTTTGCACCACCTGAATAATCTGATCTCCAAGCACAATAAGATCTAACGGCTGCGTAAAGTATAACCCGAACTCATTGGCTTGTGACGCAGCCTTGATTACTTCTTCAAGTGTTGCGTAATTAGATTTAAAGTGCGGGTTCTTGCCTGACTTAACGGCAGATACTTGCAGCTTTTGAAATGCAAGCATTGCATCATCAAAGTTTTGAATGGTTTCAGAGTTATTGTTTTTTGCTTTTTGTGTCATGATTGTACCTCACTTTTGACTGTGATGCGGCATGCGCCGCGTTTATCGCGTTTGATTGTAAGCAGATCACAGAACACCTCACGCTCGTCATCCATAACCAAGTTACGCAATTCTTTTTTAGCTTCTTCATGCTTCTTTGCATTAGCAACAGTTAGTATATAGTCGTGTGCCAGTGACATAAAGCGGTTGTCATTATTAGCATCTCTAGCCTTAAGTCCATTGATCTTAACCTGTGACCAATCAATCTTCCATGTGTCTACGTCATAGCTTGGCTCTGTCTTAGATGTAACCAATTGCCAGAACTCTTGGCATCGTTTTATAACAACATCAAAGTAATCCTGATCGTAACCTACTGCACAATACTCTATGTCATTGCCTAGTATAACAGACAGGTATGCCTGATCATGATGTGACAATGCCATGTATAGCTGTATCTGTGGCATGTAAGTGTCCAACATATCAGACATAGATCGGTTGCTGCTTGTGTGTTTGCACTCCAGAATAGATGTATCACCCTCTTCTGAAGTTACAAACGCATCAACCATACCCTTGAACGGCACGCCACTGATTACACGTTTAAGTTCTTGCTGTTGTTGTGATGCTTCATGCTCTGTGTCACGACAGAACCAGTCAATGTTAAACTGCTCTGTGTATGAACCAAGTTGCACCTTGAATATGTGATCAAGATTGTCGGCCTCTTTCTTGCCGACCTTTACTTGCCACAGATCATGCCAATCTCCACGCATAATGCTGTAAAGATCTGAGCCTCCGATGAATCCTTTACGTTCCATAATACCTCCCAAGTCTATGGCGATGTGGCTTCGCGGTGATTTTGGGTGACACCACATCGCCTATCGACCAGACAAAGCCGTCACAAGTCACACCCAAAACATGTTGCATTATTGCACTAAAACTTAGTATTAACAACCACTTTATTTATCAGACCCTGCACATCAATAGGCTTGTCCTGCTTTTCTTTGCGGTTAATAAAGTAAAGCAATGAGTATGGTGGGTCTTGTTTCTTGGATTGCTTGTAATCAAGAAGCTTGATTGCATCAGCAATAAAAGAATCTACAGTCTGACCTGACTGCAATATGTCATCAGCAAACTTTTCTTGCCGTAGATTGTGATGAAACTTTTTACGACCAAATCTTTTTTCTACTTCTATTTTATATCTAATACATAAATCTCTATTAGATATATTAGTAGGTTCTAGTAGCTTACTGTCGTTCTCAGCGACACCTGTGTCGCTCACAGCGACACGGTAGAGAGTTGATTCAAATGGTCGATTGATTCTGATGATTAGCTTTTTCTCTTCGAGATAGTTTAGTTTCTTGGCTACACTAGATCGATGCATGCCAGTACGTTTGGCGAGTGTGGCTGTTGAGGGCCAGCACTCGCCAGCTTCATTGGCATAGTCGCATAGCGTGACGAGCAGCCACTTGCCTAAAGGATCGTCAATCTCTAGTCGCATGGCATCAGCCATATGGCTAAACATCTTGAAATGGTGTCGGAATGTAAAACTCTTTTGACCACATGATTAGCTGTTGTCTGCCTGATTCGCCTTTGCGTTTGCGTTCATCTACAAACACCAAGCCTTTTTCTTTTAGCTGTTTGTATCGTGCGGTGATTGTACTGTATCTATAAGCAGGCAGTATATTTAATACATCATCTGATATACACCCTGCACTGCCAAAAGATGTGATTGCAGCTAATACAATGCGTTCCATCTTGCTTACATCAAGTGCATCAGCAGCATCATGGCTAGTGCTTGGGTCATGGCTGCGTGCTAGCTTAAATGCTGGTGTGTTGAAAAGATCATCTGCAATTTCACCCATATCTTTAACTATAGACATTAATTCATCCTCCATATTCTATGGTGATTAATGTTTTCTTTTCTTGTGGCAATCTTTATGTTCCATGTTTTTGCAGCTTGTCTTGCAGCCGCAACAAAACCAGTGCCAACAACAATACTGTCTCCTTTTTTCATACGCTTTAGGATACTGTATTTTGACCCATACCCATTTGGTATAGGTACATTTGTTTCAATAGTGTAAGTCATGCGTACCTCCTTGTGTTGCATATATGCAGTATATAAATATCTATTGACAATATCAATAGACATTACGCATCATGAGTTGGGGCTTCGTCCGCCCCTTTCATGATGTACCTCAACGGCTGGATCGTTACCTCCCTGCGATCCAGCCAATTATTTTTGTAGCTATAGGATTGCTGACCTCAATGCATATGAAGTTGGGGCCAGACTTTTGCTTCAGCAAATAGATATCTGCTGGCTGTTCGTTATGAGTTTTGGTTAGAAAGCTAAAGCCGCGGCCTTCAGCTTGGTATTTTGATTCAGCAATCAGAACTCCGTCGGGGGTTTTGATTTGGATGTCGCCACTAAACTCGCCACCCAATTGTCCCGAGAGAGGCTGCCTTTTCGCTTCGGCCCCGCGAGATTGGAACCATTCGACCCACCACCTTTCGTGGTAGCTGCCTTTATTGCGCTGAGATGATCCCATCGTTCTTCCTCATAACATGATAGACATAAGAGAACATTGTCACCTCGAACCACATACCATCGTGTGTCTGTTTTACAACAGTCACATATAGCACTGTCACCTAAGGTGTCATACTTTCCTTTTGATTTCGACTTCCGCATCAAGCGCATCCATCCAACAGATTAAAAGAAAGTTTGATGGAACACGCTTGTACTGCTCCCACTTGTGGACAAGAGAGGACGCGCAGCCAATGCGTTCGGCTAGCTCTTCTTGTGATAAGCCGTAGTCATTACGCAATACAACCAGCCCACTTACTATAGTGTGCCAGTTGTTACTGATTGATTTGGGTTTGTTGTAATGCGTGAAGTCTGATCGCATCCATAACCTTTTCAGCAGTAGATAAACGTAAGTCACCACCAGCTACAGTTCTGTAGTATGTGCTGGTGGGTACGTTTGCCAATCGGAACGCAGCTAATATAGATACGTTTGATTCCGATGACGCTTTGATTAGTTGTTCCATATAACTTAACATGGAAACAACGTACTGCATCTATGCAACCAGTGGCAAGGCTAATAATTCAGTAGTCTTTCTTAGCTGTTGAAGCCAGTTGGTATCGCCTAGCTTGGTCTTGGCTTGCTTTGCACCAGACATTATAGTTGTGTGGTCTTTGCAAAGCGCACGACCTATCTGTACAAAACTGCTACGAGTACACTCAGTTGCAATCATATAGTAAATATATCTAGCGTTTACTATACGTTGCTCTCTTCGTGTTGATAATAGTTCATGCAGTTGTACGTCATTGGTTTTGCATACGGCGCAAATGATTTCATCTAGTGATGGGTACACAACATCTTTATATGTTTGATTATATAGCCGTGGCATGTTTGATCTCCCTGTCTAGCATCGCTTGCTCTTGATCGATAGCTTCTTCGATGCTGTCTGCATGTGCTTTCTCCCATGCTACAACAGCACGATCCTCAAACTTCTTACGATCAAATGTTATGTTTGTATCTGTAAGGACATTGGCGTAGTCAACAGCTTCTGTTGGATGGCTCATCAATGGGCCAAAGAAATCTGCAATGAATTCAAAGTGTTGCCGTGTAAATTTAGGTGGGTTCTTCTTCATTGTTACCTCCAATTGTTTCATGGTTTACTGGATCAGTTGGCATGCATACGCAGTGTGTCCACTCAACGCAACCATAGCCATCGTCTACTCTGACCCAGCCATCGTCTTTGTCGTGACAATATTTACAGATCATGCTTTCCCCCTTAATTGTCCAGCTTTGATATTCACTGTCATGTTTTCATTAGAATAAGATAGACCTTCACAAGTTATGACATCATCAAAAACATCTAAGTCTTTTACTTCTGGAAACCATCTAGCTACATGTGAACAACATTCATGCCAAGCAGTGAATACTGTTACCATTGGTGGCTTATCGACATTTATTGAATCAGACATTAGTACAAAACATATATTCATAAGTTACCTCCTTGGGTAAAGTATAGCTGCATAAGTGCAACTATACAATACCCGCTATTCACATATCAGAACAATCTTGTTGCTCGTACCATTGAAGATATTCTCCATACGCTTTTACTTTGCGTGCTAGAAAATGATAATCTTCAGCTTCGTTTCTGCCACCTGTCATTGCATCTAGTGTAACTTCTATTTCATTATCTAGCATGATCATGATGGCATTGGCTGATTCGGCTGATAGATTAAGAGGGTTAGGCTTACACATGGTTTACCTCCTATACAGATACAGTTAGCCAGTCGTTGTGCTTGAACACTTTAGATAGTTGGTTCTCACGCAAGCGTTGTGTGTTGGCCGGTGATTTAGATTCATTGGTATGTGTAGCCCATGCAGTGAGTGCGTTGTACAAAGCCCACTTGTTACTGCCGAGTTGTTTCTTTTCTGTGTACCAATGAGACATCAGGGTATCTAGCTGGCGTTCATTCCATTTGATAGTGCTGGTTTTGTTTGCGGTGCGGCACACTACATACTTGAAGAATGTCTCAACGAAAGTGTCGTTGGTTTTAGTCTGCATCCACTGTTGATACTGATCTTTAGTATTAAAGAAAGCATCAAGCCCGGCTTGTATCTTAGCTGCTGACCCTTTGACATTGACGTTGGTGGTATGCTTGGCCCATGTGTTAGCTACAGTATCTGCTGTTGTGCATGTGTTTATACACCACATTCTAATGCCTACTGCCTGTTGTTGAAATGCCCAGCTACCATCATATGAGTTGAAGAACTTGACTTGGAATTTCACATAGTCATCAACCGCTGGTACAATAACCAAGTCATTGAAGTTGATGATGCCGCGCATCTTTGCACCGTTGTCAAAGATCTCTATCTTGTGATCGTAATCTTTGCTGATGCCAGAACTATTGACTGCATCGAACACTGAGTTTACTACATCATCGTGCTTGATGGCTTTGTATTTAGAGCCATGCACACCAAGCACTTCATTGGTATCGGTGCGAACGATAGCACGCGCCATGTTTTGTGGCACAGGTATGTTGTCAGTTTG